AGGTCATTGCATGGCATCCTGTTGGACAACATTTACATGACCTTTATGATGCAGAAATCATTGAGTGGGTAGGCACTATTCCTCAACCAATAGGCGAAGAATTACTTGCCTCTGATCCAAGAACTCAGCAACAAAGAGAGACAGATATAGATACTGCCTATTTGCGTGAAAGAGTCTCTCGGTATCCTGACCCAATTAAACTTCTCATTCTTCTTAGAGATGACATGAAGAATGGAACCACAACATTCATTGAAGCTATGGATCGCATAGACAATGAAAATCCTCCCCGGAGTCGCTAATGTGGATTGACCTTATTAAAGAGGTAGGCCCTTACTTAGGCATTCTCTTTTTCTTTATTTACAGAGATTATAGAAGAGAAGAACATCTAATAAAGCAGATTGACGATCTTCAAAAATTTATTCAAGGGGAACTTATAAATTTGATTCAAAAGACAAATGAGATATTAGATGACTTCATGCAAAGAACAAAAGATTGAACTGGCTAGGGAAATGAGAAGCCGTGGTCTATCTTATAGAAAGATTGCCTCTCACTTAGGTGTAAGCTATGTGCAGAAGATAATTTGCGTAAAGGAAGTTCATGAGTAACCCCAGCCTTAATTACATGGTCAAACGGACGCTGTATGACCTTGCTCTGAGGTACGGGAATCCAATTGCCTTGTACCGTTTGAACTCGTCTTCAACAAACTATGAGACAGGAGTCAAGACGGCCTCAAAGTCTGTGATTGATATTCCCAAGGCACCCGTGTTACCAACAGCAGAAATTCGTCGATTCTTTGCGAGCATCGCATTTCTGACGGCCTCCAAACAATTCCAATCTCCTGGCATCCATGGCTTTGATCAAAGTCAACGAGGATTCATTATCCAAACGTCTGATCTGCCGGCAGGGCACGAAATTCAACCTGAAGATTGGATTGTGTATCGTTCACGAAGATATGATATAGAAATGGTTGAGAGGCTGGAATTCGACACTGGTTGGATGGTGATTGGGAAGGAACTAAAAGGCACTGTTCCTCAGCAAATCATCAATGTGAATACATCTAATGCTTTGGACTTTGAAGAGGAAACTAACGGGGAAGTTGAATGAATGCTAACTTACCTAGATGGTTGATGTCTTCATTGGCGAAGCACTTCAAAACTGTAGCCGATACTATACCTCTTAACTACTATGTAGAGGGTATAGATGATGTCGAAATCACAGATTTTCAAACTGATTCTGCTCTGTTCAAAATGGACGGACCTGTAGTACACCAAGGTAGTGCAATTGATGAATGGTATGACATTGAATTGATCATTCTTTTAACCGATATAGTACAATCAGGCGAAAATCCTTATGAAATTTATCGGTGGGCAGGAATATTTGAGTCATCGTTGATCAATGATGCATTATCTATTTTTAGATTTGGAACAGGAGTAGAGGATGATGGCACTTTAATCGGGTGCCTTACACCAGATACTCGTCTTAGAAATAACGTGAGGGTAGTCAATTATGGCCAAACGGATAAAGACCTCCATATTCGTCAAATGTCGGTCAATGGTCGCTTTCTTCTATTTTGTTAAATGAAAAGCACTAAAACTCCAGAACGATTAACAAAAGCAATCACATTGCGTTCATCCGGCCTAAGCTACCAAAAAATTGCTAATGAATTAGGAGTAAGTAAAGGCACTATTATGGATTGGCTAGACCCTAATTATCATAAGAAAAGGAAACTTAGGGACAAGAATAAAAGTCAAGAGTATAAAAATGCTTATTACCAAAAGAACAAGGAACAAATACTGAAACGGCATAGGGCTTATTACCAAGATAATAAAGAGTCCATCAGTAAATGGCAAACTACTTACGAGAGAAACCGCAGAAGAGATAATATACAACGTCGATTGTCCTGTAATCTTAGAACACGTTTGTATTGTGCCATAACTAGAGGAAGTAAAGCAGGTTCTGCCGTCAAAGACCTTGGTTGTTCAATTGACGAATTAAAACAACATCTTGAATCAAAATTTCAAGAAGGCATGACATGGGACAACTATGGAGCGTGGCATATTGATCATGTTAAACCGCTAGCAAGCTTTGATTTAACAGATCGGGATCAATTCTTAGAAGCTTGCCATTACACGAATCTTCAGCCCTTGTGGGCCGAAGATAATTTGAAAAAGTCGAACATGTGAAATAGTATCTTAAAACTTAATGGGAGAATAAATCATGGCTAGAATCCAGCTTCGCGATAGCACGATATTTTTACGTGATGGCTTGTCAGGCACTGGACAAGTTGATATTGGAAATTCTGCATTGGCAGTTCCAGCTATATCTACCTCAGTAGAGGGAGTTAATCCTGGAGTCGATGAAGTACAAGTGGCGGCACAATTTGTACGTGCTCCTTCTGGTGGCACATATACATTGTATTTTGAAGATGAAGACGGAAATTCATTTACAACAGCAGCTATTGCATACAACGCGGCTGCTGCAACAATCGAGGGAGCCATTGACACTGCCGCAGCAGGTTATCCATCTTTCGTTGCCGGTGATATTTCGGTCACGGAATCAGGTGCCGCAGGCTTGAGTGATGGAACAGTCACATTTACGTTTGATGGTCTTTCTGTGGATGAAAAGGACTGGAATCCAATTGTAATTGATGGTGCTGCATTAACTGGCGTAACGGTTTCCAGCGGCAGCACACTTGGTCTACAATCATTAGTTTTGAACAGCAACAATACAGACCTCGTTCCTGTGGGTGCGAGATTCACAATTGCCACAGAAACTGGTACACCAGTTCATACAGTAACTGCTCGTGATAATACAGACAATGACGCATCGACTCTAAGAGTCGCCATAACTCCAGCCATTGCTTCGGCAGTTTCAGATGCAGACGCGATTACTTGGTTGCCTCAGCAGATTGAAATTCAAATCGGAGATGGCGACATCAATTGGACGGAAGCAAGAGAATTCATATATGATCTTGATAGAGATCAACTTGACACTGTTCGTCAAGGGCAAGACCAACCTCTTGAAATCGACCTTGCTTTCATCTTCGAGTATGTCACAACGGAAAGCGGGCAGGCTATTACGCCTGTTGACGCTTTGAAGCGTCAAGGGGAGGCCACGGAGTGGGTTTCTTCTTCTGCTGATTTGTGTGAACCATATGCTGTGGACATTTATGTGCTTCACTGTGTACCATGTGGTACTGACCAAGATCAAGACTTTTTGTTCCAAGATTTCAGATTCGAGAGTTTGGAATTCTCAATCCAGGACGCCTTGATCAGCGTATCTGGACGTTGTAATGTCACGGAAGTATTAACAACTAGAGCAGACCTTTGCTAAGCCCACGGTGGGTGCTAACTGAGTTCTATGCAAACTCAGCACACGCAAATCCGGTATCTATTGATTCTTAACATTTAATTTTTGAAGGGAGGTGTGTTATTGCACGCATCCAACTCCGCGATACGACTATCTACATTCAAGATGGTCTGTCAGGTACTGGGGCGATCGATTCCGATACGTCTCCTGCTGACCTGACAGGCGAAACAGAATTGGATGTTGCGTCTATCGTGTTGAATACTGACGATCCGGATTTGATTCCTGTAGGTGCCCGGTTCACGATTGCAGGTGAGACTGGTTCTCCAATCCATACTGTAACTGCTAGAACACCAGCAGGCTCAAGTCCAACAACGAATATCGATTTTACACCAGCAATTGCATCAAACGTCGCAGACACAGCGGCATTGACGTTCTTGCCACAAAGAATCGAAATTCAAATCGGAGATGGCGACATCAATTGGACGGAAGCAAGAGAATTCATATATGATCTTGATCGCGACGTGTTAGACACTGTTCGTCAAGGCCAAGACCAACCTCTTGAAATCGACCTTGCTTTCATCTTTGAGTATGTCACAACGGAAAGCGGACAGGCTATTACGCCTGTTGACGCTTTGAAGCGTCAAGGGGAAGCGTCAGAGTGGGTGTCATCATCTGCTGACTTGTGCGAGCCTTACGCCGTTGACATATATGTTGTTCACTGCGTGCCATGCGGCACAGACGAAGACCAGGACTTCCTGTTCCAAGATTTCAGATATGAAAGCTTGGAGTTCTCTATCCAGGACGCCTTGATCAGTGTTTCTGGTCGTTGCAATGTCACCGAAGTAACGACAACAAGAGCCGATATTACCGGCTGTTAAGTTCCATGGGCGGGCCGCCCCGCCCTTTCTTCAACCCATGAGAGGGTATAAAATGAAAATCAGAGGAGTAAAGGTCTCAGGGCCTGCCAAGGAATACTTGGTGCTTCCTCGCCCTGGTCAAGAAAACATCGTTTTCATTGCTGAAGCGATTATGGATATGGACGAGTTTGAAAGACTTGTTCCTGACCCGAAACCAAAGACTCGACTTGAAAAGGGCGGTTGGAAAGAAGTATTTGACGACCCACAATACTTGGAGTCAATTAAGAAGAGAGCCGAGTTACGGTTTGCCTACATGATTATCAAATCACTAGGCCCTAGCGAGATTGAATGGGAGACAGTCAAAGAAGATCAACCTTCCACATGGCTGGGCTGGAAAGACGAAATGCTAAAGGCCGGTTTCAATCAAACAGAAATCAACCGTATCACAAATTGTGTGGCGGCTGCTAACTGTTTGGATGAAGCAAAGCTAGAAGCGGCTCGCGAATCTTTCTTGCGTGGTCTGGAGAAGGCGTCCGCCAAATCTATTGGCCCCATTACCGATCCGCAGAATACGCCGTCTGGCGAGCCTGTGAACGACTCGGAACCAGACCACCAGGAGTAAAGGACGCCTTCGACGACTGTGACGTATGGACACAAGCCAAGATTCTTGCTTACTCTCAAGTACGAAATTATGAGGAGAATCCTCCTCAAAAAGAACGGAAATCTTCACCTGCAACCCCTACTCGTAAATCGAGAAGACGTGCTCGTCGAAGACCACTGAGGACGAGATGAAATTCATAGCACAAGTACAACTTGTCCAGTTTGATTCTAAAAGATACAAACGAGACATTGACTCCACGATGCAAGAGATTGCTCGTGACGCCGCAAAATCTTGGCTTCGCACAGTTCTTACTATTGTACCAACTTGGTCCAGAGCCTCAAGGGCCACCTTTGAGGCTCTGGCCAATGATGTTGGCTTCAATGTCACATATGGACCAGTAAAATCGAGAGAAGATCGATTGTTACTTGGTCTTTCTACCAGCAATGGCGGTTTGATAAGCAAGAAGCTTCAGGAATATGGCTTCTTCTATGAGACCGACCTTCGTTATCTGGCGTACAATGAGCTAAATTCTGCCACTCCTGGTCCTCCACCACAACCATTTGGCACTCTAATCAATCCGACTCCATATAGATTTCTGGAAGCGGGGCGGAAAGACTTTGAAAGTTTTGCAAAAAACATAAAGCTTCCTAGTGCAAGTGATTATATTAAAGGTGTCCCAATCTAATGTCAAAAATAATTCCGCAAGAACATAAAGATGGAATGGTTGATTTGTACTTGTCGGGAGAAAATTTGAAGAATTCGGCATTACACTTTGGTTATTCTGTGACTGCTTGTGTGGGAGAATTAAGAAGACGAGGTATTCCAACACGTACAGTTTCTGAAGCAGCAAGGAAATATAAGTTAGATGAAACCTTCTTTGATGAAATCAATAGCGAAGAGAAAGCATATTGGTTAGGTTTCCTGACTGCGGATGGCTGCATAGACAAATATTCAGTGAGAATTGTATTGCACAGAAAAGACAAAGATCATTTATCAAAATTCACTGAGGCTCTTAAATCAAGTCATCCTGTATATGAGTATAATATTACCCAGAATGATCATATCTGCCAATATTGTGGAGTAGGCATCAATAGCAAAAAATTGTCATCCTCAATACAAAAACTTGGAGTAGTTCCTAAAAAGTCCTTGATCGTCAAACCATATAATGTGTCGCCAGAATTTGCCAGACATTATTGGAGAGGTTTAATTGATGGTGATGGTAGTCTGCACGTAAATCCTATTGGCAGTAATCCTAAGTATCGAGTCAGTTTAGTAGGGAGCAAATTTATCGTAGAAGGTTTCTCTACTTGGGTCAAAAGTTTTACTGAAAGCCGTGCAAACGTCCGGCCGCATAAAAGTATTTGGGAGATTAAATATGGCGGAACATTTCTACCGTCCTTAATTTCCAAGATGCTTTATGACAATTCTTTAGTGTATTTGGATAGAAAAATGGAATTGGCTCAACAAATAATGGCGGTAGTATAAAT